AGGCATTCGAAGCGTTGCATCGTAATTCAATATAGTCTGATCTACTCCATGCCTCTCTGACCCTGGGCGTGGATCAAGCCCACAAACAATAGCAGCTCCATCTACCGGCCACGTTTCCACCAATTCCCCATAAGTATTGGCAGTCTCAACCCGCGCCTGAATTTTGCACTCATCCATCATGTGCGAATCCTGGCACGACTTCATATTGAGTAGATCGGCTGTGTTAAACACTACTTAGCCTCTTCCTGGCCTTCTAAGACAGCTTCTACCGGTTCTTCAGATGGAACAGGTGTATTATCATGGGTCAGGATTTCTTCTGCCCCCGGGGCTTCTTCTGGTAATTCTTCATTTGATACTGCTAATGCTTCCAAATGAGCAATTACATCTGGTTTGATAATCTGGCCTTTCTTTCCGGTCCCTTCGATCAAGGAAGCGTCCAGGTCGTTTTCTTCAATAAGTGCCCGGGCTGAAGCTGAAACATGGATCGCGACTTCAGGCTCGTTATCTTTTACAACTTCCCCTTCTTCGTTCTTGTTCTTTTCCACAAGATCTGCAAGGGTTGGCTCAGGTTTCACAGCGCGTTTCTTGGTAGGTTTATAATTCGCAAAATCAATAAACCCTCCGCGCTTCAAGATTCTTATTTTGTTCTGATGCTGTTCGTTTACTTCTCTGACTGTTCCTGTTTTGGGGTGAATGAGTTTAAGCATTATTTTCCTCCGTTATGTCTACTCTGGGGGATACCCAGATTTTGAACGCTTTGGGTGATCTCCTGCTGGAATGCCATCTGGATTTATTCATATACTTTTCTTCTTTCTGGCTTCTGGAATATTTCCCGCCATCTGCTGAGAAATCAAATTCGTCAGATACCGCGCCTGCCTTTTCTTCCCATATCTGGGAGGCGGCCGCGTGAAGATCGTATGTTGGAATCCAGTTGTCTACTTCTGATGCTGTGGGGGGCTCAGTTGAGAAATCGTATTCAATGGGATCAGATCCCAGGGCATCAATCAGGGGATAAAGCTCGATGATATCGTCAATCAAATCATCGTCATATGTGGTTTCAGTTGCTTCATCAACCATTCTGCGAAGTTGAGCAGCCATTGCAGCAGTTGCAGCCATCTGTTTTCTCCAATAGGGGCAGAGTATATATACTCTGCCCCTTAATAACTAAATGTTATATTTTTCGAAGAATCTCCAAATACAGAACACCAACAAATCCAACCAGGGAGGCTGAAGCTGTGAAAGTCAAATATGCGTCATCCGACCAAATAGCCGGACCTGCTACAACTGTTTTGGCACCGGGATCATGGGCTATACAGTTGAGAGGAAGCACGACTGAAACATCAGCCATTGCAGCTGCATTCAAAAGATCTGTGGCTGCGGCAGCCGCGGTTGTAACACCAATGCTAAGGTTAGCAGCGCCGGCAGAAACTACACTTGGCACCAGATACCCTCTAAGGATGTGAACATCTTCCCCATAGGGATTGAGAATGGAGCCTTGGCCGGCATTGGCCGCTGAGGCCACGCCGGTTATTTCAATGGCTAAAAAGCCAGAACTAAATTCTTCTACATTAACTTCTGCGGTCATAATTTTACTCCTTGGGGGGATTGCTCCCCCCATTAGTTTTTATTTACTTCTTAGGCATCAGCTGCAACGACCATAAGGCCCTGGGTTGTACCGGCTCCGATATCTGACATAGAGCCACCAGCCCACACACAAGCGTCCGCTGTATTCCAATCTAAGACGCCTGAGCTTCTAACGCAGTTGATCAGGTAGATTCCCTGCCTGGAAACATCAACAGCAGCGATTATAAAGGCCGCAGTAATGGCAGTTTCTGCTTCATTGAAGAAGAAACAATCCTTGAATACCATGTACTCAATGCAGAAGGCCCCATCTTCAGCTTCGACGTGCATAGCTGCAGCATTTGAAGCGTGTAGCGTAAAGGTGCAATCTTCAAAAACAACACGGGGAGGGTATCCACCGATTAGAGCAACGCACCGTACACCGGTGGGCTGAGCAATCGTAGTAAGTCCAAAGGTGCAATTCTTGAACAGACTTTCACCGCCACCATTCAGACCCAGAGAATAGGATCCGTCAACACAATTAGTCGCATGACCTGAACCGGCAAAATGTACATTTTCAAAATAGTTCCGTTCACCAGTGACTAAAACATTTCCAAGAGCTGCAGCAGCAGCCGATCCGTTGAAAATATAGAAGTCTTTGAAAATACAGCCCTGCGCAGAGATAGTCAGAAGAACAGCTTGTTCTCCAGCAGCCGGGGCAAAAATCCGGGCCCGCTGTGCAGTCCGAACTGGAGCACACAAACCAACCAGATGTGTATAATCCTTGGCCCAAGTCAAGGCGCCCGTTAGGGTAAACCCTGAAGTTCCTGAAATCAATGCCACAACATCATGCTGCCCAGCTGTACAAGCGGCATATGCAGCTTCAATTGTAAGCATCGGTTTTTCTGGCCGAAGTCCATCGTGATCATCATCCCCGTTCACCGCATCAACATAATATACATTGCTGTAAGGTCCTACGGGGAGATTTAGTTCATAGTTTCTTGTTCTTACTGGATATAAACCCATAATAATCCTCCTTAAGGAATGAGTACCGAGAATGGATACCGGTTAGCTTCAGTTTCCTGAAGGCGGTTGATAGGATTAGGAACCTGCCAGCCGATCCGCATAACAGCGCGGAGGGCAACCATGTCCTGTTGGGCCAAGTTGTAAACAATGGCGCCGGAAGCGTCCTGAATAACAGCCTGATCAAACACATCATAAGTGATATCCTGCCGGAGAGACCAGACCAGCTTTTCCCATTCGCCCAGGATCAAGTGAGCCTGAGTTACATCCCAGCATCCGTTCCGAGGGAAGTACATCGGTTCACCATCGAGGAAATAAGAACTGCCTTCCTGCATGGATTTGGTAAAGATCAAATTGCCGTCTGCGTCACGAAGTCCGCGAAGTCGAGCCCGCATGGTAACGTCAGCAGCGGATCCAGTGTGGAAATATCCGTCAGATTCCAGAGCAGCGATCACTCCATCAACGTCCATGATATCTTCATACAGATCAGCGCCAGCGCCCAGGGTCGTGTCATTTCCAGCCGCTACAGCAGCAGCTAAAATATCGGTGGGCCAAGCAGCGGGGGCATTGTCTCCAAAGAGAACAGCCGCATCAAAGACCCGGCCAAATTCCTCAGCAATCAGGGGTTTGATTTCTCCCCAGATATCGTAAGCAGTGTCGTCCAGAACGGCTTTGGAAATAGGAACGAATACAGCGATTTCCTCTGCATCAATATATTTATTGGTCCAGTTTACTTCTGTGGTTTTCTTCAAACCAGTATCACCGCTCACAAAGTAGCCGATTGGAAACAATGAGAGAACGGGCATACGGGTCTGGGCCCTGGACATATTTGCGAGTTTCTTACCCAGGCGCATAACAATTGAAGATTCTGTTACATTCTGGATAATTTCTGCAGAAACGTCCTCGGGGATTAATGCACCAGCATCAGTGCGTGAGATTACGCTATTATATGGCATTCTTGCCTTCCTTTTACAGTTAGGTTATTGTTAACGCCCTGCTTTCTTGCGGATCATATCGTTCATACTAACATTCTTTGGTATGTCCCTTGATCCGGTTCCTTCACCGCCCCCACCTTCAGGCACGAATTTCTTAGCAAACAATCCAGGGTGTAATTCTTTCAATTTCTCGAAATCACAATTCCCTTTCCTGTCAAACAAATTCGCTTCTTTGGCCGCAAGGTAAGCCAATCGAAGGTCAGAAACGTTTTTACCGTGAGCATCTTCATAAAAATCGGCTTTCAAGTTAGCAGCAGCTTCGGAATCAGCAAGTTCCAATACCTTCTTTTGTGCTTCAGATCCTTTTTCCAGTTCTCCGGCTACTTTTCTCAGTGATTCTTCTTTCTCTTTCCGAGCATCCCGCTCGGAATCAAGCGCCTTCTTCAAACTTCCTTCATGATCTGATATCAATTTTTGCTGATCTTCAGGCAATGCACCGTGCCAGGTATCCCACACAAGCTCAGTAATT